GCAATGGGTGGCTTATGGTAGTGATAATAATTTCTTTGCTCATCTAATCTCTAATTATGAGAATAGTCCAACAAACAACGCTATTATAAACGCTATTAGTCAACAAATATACGGACTTGGCTTAGATGCATCGGATTCAAATAGAAGACCAGAGCAATACGCTAAAATGATAACAATGTTTCACAAGGACTGTGTACAAAAGCTTTGTTTTGATTTAAAGCTAATGGGTCAATGTGCAATGCAAGTAATTTACTCAAAGGACAGAAAGACTATCGCTAAAGTTGCTCATATACCAGTAGAAAACTTAAGAGCTGAGAAGTGTAATGAAAAAGGAGAGATAGAGGGCTATTTTTATTCAGATGACTGGTCTAAGGTAAAACAAAGAACAGAATTAAAGAGAATACCATCTTTTGGAAGTAGTAACGAGAATATAGAGATTATATACGTTAAGCCTTACAGAGCTGGGTACAAATATTATTCAAGTCCAGACTATACAGGTTGTTTACAATGGTGTGAGATAGAAAGCGAAGTATCAAACTTTCACTTAAACAACGTACAAGGAAGTTTCAGTCCAAATACTCTTATCCAATTTAACAACGGAACTCCGAATGCAGAAGAAAGACAAAACTTAGAAAATAGAATAGCTCAGAAGTTTACAGGAACTGGGGGCAATAAGTTTATACTTGCTTTTAACGATAACCAAGATGCAGCAGCGACTGTTGAAACATTGCCTATTAGTGATGCTCACAACACTTATGAGTATGTAAGTTCACAAGCTACTGAGAAGATAATGGTAGGTCATAGAGTTGTTTCTCCTATGCTTTATGGGATTAAAGATGCTACAGGCTTAGGAAACAATGCAGAAGAATTAAAAACTGCTTCCATATTGATGCAAAATTTAGTAATAGCCCCATTCCAACATTTATTAATAGATGCGTTTGATACAATACTAGCTTACAATCAAATTAGCTTAAAATTATACTTTAAGACACTACAACCTTTACAATTTATAGATTTAGAGAATGTAGAAGATGAAGAAACAAAAGAAGAAGAAACAGGGGTTAAATTAAGCGAACAATTACCAGACGAGGTAGGAACAGCAATAGCTGATGCCTTAATTGACTTAGGAGAAGACGAAACAGAGCTTTTAAGCGACTTTGAGGTAATAGATGAGCGTGAAGTTAACTATGAAGAAGAAGTAGGCTTAGATGAGGTTATATCAGACCTTAATAAACCACAAGAAAAGAGTACACTTGCTAAGGTATGGGAATTTGTAAGCACAGGCAAAGCAACACCTTATAGAAAGAGTGAACAAGACGGCACTAGCAAACAAACTGATGAAAAAGGTAATGAGTTTTTAGTTCGTTATAAGTATAGCCCAGAAAGAACTAAATCAACATCAAGACAGTTTTGTTCTAAAATGGTAGGAGCTAAAAAGGTTTACAGAAAAGAAGATATAGAAGCTATGGAAGAAATAGCAGTAAATGCTGGTTTTGGTAAAGGTGGCTCAAGTACTTATTCTATATGGCTATACAAAGGTGGTGCTAGATGCTCTCATAAATGGCTTAGAAAGACTTATGTAAGGAAAGATGGAGATAGAGGTTTAGGAAGTGAGATAGGAACTACACAAGCAAGGTCAAGAGGTTTTAAACCAGAGGCTAATGCTAAAAAAGTACCAGTAGCTCCTAAAGATATGGCGTATAAGGGTTATACAGCAGCTTATTGGAATAAAATAGGATTTAGGAATTAATATGGCAACAGCATTATTTATAAACAGAACGGACTTAGTTAAAAACTCTATTATTGATGGCAATGTAGATACTGATAAGTTTATACAATTTATTAAGGTGGCTCAGCAGATAGATATACAAAATTTATTAGGAACAGAGCTATATAAAAAAATTGGTGCAGATATTACTTCTGGAGCTGGTGGAGGTACTGGTTTATCTGGTAATTATCTAACTTTAGTTAATGATTACGTTCAACCAACATTAATTTGGTTCGCTCAGATGAATTACATCCCTTTCGCAGCTTATCAAATAAAAAACGGTGGAGTGTTTAAACATAGTAGCGAAACAGCACAGAATGTAGATAAGAACGAGGTTGATTATTTAGTAAGTAAAGCTAGGGAATACGCTAACTATTACTCAACAAGAATGGTAGATTATTTGTCTTTTAATGATAATTTGTTTCCAGAGTATAATAATAACAGTAACGAAGATATTAGCCCAGATACAGATACAACTTTTAACGGATGGGTTTTATGAAGTATAAAGTAAAAGAAACAAACCTTATCAAACTAAAGAAATATATTGATGAGACATTAAAAGAAGAATTAAATAAAAAGAATAAAAAAATTAAAATATGAGCTGGGGTAAAATATATGACACTACTTATTGGGGATTACCAAATGAGAACGGATGGGGAGATATTTATTATGATGATGCTTATCCAAGCCCTACACCTTTCTTTGAAGTACTAGCAGAGAATGGAGATTATTTACTTACAGAGCAAGATATTAATATAACTTTAGAATAAAATAAAAAAAAATGGCAAATAAAAAATTTAGTGAATTTACAGTAAAAACCTCGACTTCTGATGTAGACTTCGTTGTAGGTTATGACGGAACAGACAATGTTAGAATAACACCAGCTAACTTAACTGGCGGTGGTGGTGCTTCTAGCTTAAATGGTCTTACAGATTGTTTAGTAGATACCGATAGTTTATATGTTGGAGAAGTACCAGCTGGTTTAAGTGGTAATCCTCAAGCAAATACTATACTAGGAATTGATGCTGGTAATGCTTTAACGAATGGAGCTAATAACACATTAATTGGAAATGATGCTGGGAAAGGTTTTACTGGTGGAACTGCTGTTTTTGTTGGTGCTTTAGCTGGAGAGGGAACTAGTACCGCAAATGCAACTGGTTGTATAGCTATAGGTTGGTCAGCTTTACGTGCAACACGAACTGGAAATGATAATATAGCAATAGGTTTTCAAGCTGGTAGAAGTATTGGCAATGGTGCTGCAAGTAATACAATGCTAGGTGCTTTAGCTGGTTATAGTAACACTGGAAGTAATACAGTAATGGTAGGAAAAGAGGCTGGTAGAAACAATACGGCTACTGGTAGTTCATTTATTGGTTACCAAGCTGGCTACTCAAACACTTCTGGAACAACTAACACAAACTTAGGTTATCAAGCTGGTTATAGTAATACAACTGGTGCGAGTAGAGTAATGTTAGGGTATGAAGCTGGTAGAAATAACACTGGTAGCAATAATGTGTTTTTAGGTAAAGCCACTGGTAAAGGATCTGGTTCTGGCTCTCAATGTATTGCAATAGGACAAGGAGTTATGGAAACTGGTTCAGCCGCCAATAATTCTGTTTTTATAGGAAACTATATGGCAGCAAATACAACCTCTGGAGCTGACTCAACAGTCGCTATTGGTACTAATTGTTTGTCTGCAGCTGGTTATAGTGGAGAAGAAAATACAGTAGTAGGTCATCAAGCTGGTAATAATTTATCGTCTGGTAATAAGAACACTCTGATAGGAAAACAGGCTGGTAATGCCGTGACAACTGCAACACAAAATGCGTTTTTCGGATTTCAAGCTGGTTTAGCAGTAGCAACTGGTAACAATAACACTTTAATCGGAAATAGTGCTGGGTTAGCAGTAACTTCCGCAGAAAATACCTTAATTGGTACTTATGCTGGTAGAACTTTAACTAGTGGAACAACAAACACTATGCTTGGGGTTAATTATAATGGTGGTGGTGTTATAACTGGCAGCAATAATACATTATTAGGAAATAATGCAGCGGCTACTTCTACAAGTGTATCAAACGAAATTACTTTGGGTAATTCAAGCGTTACATCTTTACGTTGTGCAGTTACTTCTATTACATCTTTGTCAGACGAAAGAGATAAGTCAGAGATAAAAGATATTACTTACGGACTTGCTTTTATAGATGCTTTGCAACCAAGAGAGTTTGTTTGGAATAATAGAGCTGAAATAAAAACTGAAATTGACGAAGTCGGAAATGAAACAGAAGTAGAGTTTTATTCAGCTAACAAAGGTAAAAAAGACTTTGGTTTTATAGCTCAAGAAGTTAAAGAGTTAGATAACGATACTTTAAGATTGGTTTATGACGAAAACCCAGAGAAATTAGAGTTAAGCTATGGGAAACTAGTACCAGTATTAGTACAAGCTATAAAAGAATTAAAAGCAGAAATAGAATTATTAAAATCATAAGAAATGTATAAAAACGTAATTACAACAGAAAATACGCCAGATAGCCACAAAGAGGTTATCACTTCTCAGATACCAGACCAATTAGCACAGATAGCTGAGGACGAGAATGAAGAAGCAATTAAAGACCATTTTAAGTTTGTTTTAGCAAATGACTTTTATAAAGATGAGTTAAGCTCTGAGCAAATAGCAGAAATGGAGTCTCACTTAGATAGCGACTACCAAGACGAATACGAAGACTTACCAGAATAATTTGTATATTTACGTAATAACTTAAAAATTTAATTATGGAAATTACTAAAGAACAAATCGTAAGAGTAAATCAAGTCATTAACACGCTACCTATTGCAGTATTAGCACAGGCACAAGAAATTGTTAAAATTCTAAACGAGTCAATACCTAAAGAGGAAGACAAAGAGTAACTTATGAAAATAGGCAAATATCAGTTTAAAGACGAAGCAACCGCAGACACTAAAATAAAGGCTTTAGGTGTTGAAATAGATGAAGATGGGAACGAATACCCTACTCACAACCATAGTGTAGTTAAACTTAGACATATAACTCTTAAAGAGGGAGAATATGATTCAAATGGTTTAGAACTTAAAGCTCCAGTATTTAGTGAAAAATATCACATTGACGTTTTATGGAATGGTTTAGAAGACCATCCTTATGGTTGGAAGTCTTACGCTGTTGCAGTTGCTGACGGTAATGGAGTTCATAGTTTTTACGGAGTAGATTATCAAACAAACAAATTTTAAAATATGGTAAGATTATTAAGATATTTAGCTAATAAAATAGAGTCGTTTCAGTTTTTCTGTATAGTAAGCTGGAATAGGTTTTTAGATAGAATCAAGTTATGAATATGGATGATTTTAAATTAGGTTTATTCAATAGCATAACTTTTATGGTTAGCTTTTCTCACGTTGAAAACAGTTTAAAGATTATATTACTTCTTGCTTCTATAATTTATACATTTCAAAAGATATATGAGGGATATAAAAGAAAGAAAGACTATGAGAAAAATAAATAAAATAATAGTACACTGTACAGCTACACAAGAGGGTAAAGAAATTTCTGTTGATACTATAAGAAAATGGCACTTAAAAAGAGGTTGGTCTGATATTGGTTATCATTATGTAATTAGTTTAGATGGACTAACACAAGTTGGTAGACCTATTGAAAGACCTGGAGCTCACACGAAAGGAGAAAACAAAGATAGTATTGGTATTACATACGTCGGAGGAGTAGAAGCTGAAAGAGGAGATAATGGTAAGTGGATAGCTAAAGACACAAGAACCGATAAACAAAAAATTTCCCTTTTAAATCTACTTACAACATTAAAAAGTATTTACGGAGATGATATAACTATTCACGGACATAGAGAATTTGCAGCTAAGAGCTGCCCTTGCTTCGATGCTAATAAAGAATATTGTAATATATAGTTATGAAAAAGATTTTAAATTGGTTTACTACTGGAGTCATAAGTGAAATAGGCAAAGTTATAGACAGCTTATTCACTTCTGAGGAAGAACGTATTAAAGCTAAGAACGAAGTCTTTAAAGTATTACAGGAGCAACAAATGGAGCTTCAAAAATTACAAACAGAAATAATAGTTGCAGAAGCTAAAGGAAACTGGCTACAACGAAGCTGGAGACCTATTCTAATGCTTGCTTTTGGTTTTATAGTTATCTATGTAAAGTTCTTAGCTCCTTTATTCGGCTTTACTATTCCACCATTAGAGAATGAGTTTTGGAACTTACTACAACTCGGCATTGGTGGTTATGTGGTTGGTCGTAGTGCTGAAAAGATATCTAAAAACATCACAATCCAAAAATAAATTTTTTTATTTAAAATAAAAGATATAACTTTGAACCATTTATTATTATAATGTGTTTATAGTTTTCTAAGAAATTATATATAAATATATTTCTAAAAATATAGATAAATAAAAATCTAAATAAATAGTTAAGACATCTGAGTTTTATTCAAATGCCAAAAAAGAAAACCTTAAAATATTGGAAGACTAAGATAGATAAGGTATTTCACGAATACATAAGGCGGAGAGATGCAGACAATAATACTGGTTATTGTAACTGTATAACTTGCCAGAAACCAATACACTTCACAGAAAGCGATGGAGGACACTTTATATCAAGAGGTAGATTATCTACTCGCTATGACGAGAGAAACGTAAAAGCTCAATGCCGAAAATGTAACAGATTTGATTTTGGTCGTCAGTATGAATTTTCTTTAGCATTAGGAGAACAGTTATCAGAAGAACTACTTATAAAGTCAAGAGAAATATGTAAACGATCAGATTGTGAATGGTTAGATATATTCAACAATTATAACACTAAATTAAAAGAGATTAAAAAGCTACAAAATTTTTAAGTTACATATATAATACTTATATTTGTGTAAATAGATTTTTTTGTTTTTGTTTCAAATTTGTTTATAGAGAGCCTTTCAGAAATGGGAGGCTTTTTGTTTATAATTTGTTTATTAAGTTTTTTTTTATATATTTGTATTATTATTAATTAAAACAGAAACAAATGTATTTACAAGAACGATTGAAACCAGAGCATCAATCAAGGTTAAAAAACAAGAACTTTGAATACCCTTTAGTGGTAGAAGAAGTAAGTCAAGAGTTAGAGAGCAAAACTAAAGTAAGTGAATTATCTTACGGAGTAGTTATGAGCTTACACACACTTCTAAACAACTATGGAAGTCCTTACGAACTATTTAACGAATTATAATATGACATATTCAGAAGACATAAATAGAATAGCCAGTAATGACACTATTGATTTTTTAAATGCTCGTATTGAAGCATTACAGAAAAGAGTAGAATATTTAGAAGAACAAAACAAGTGGATAGAAAAAGAATTTAATATTAACAACTTAAACAAAAAACAATGAATAAACAAAAACTAACAGATTTGTATAAGAAATACAATCTAACAAAAGAAGACTTTTTTAAACACCAACACTACACTATTATTACAAGGCAAGGTATAGATAAGATACAAGCCTTAGAACAGATGTCTGTTAACTATGAAGTAGTAAGATGTGAACCTAACTATGCTGTATTTAAAGCAATAGCTGATAAGGATAGTAAACGTATAGAAACCTTTGGAAGTGCGTTAAAAGGAGATACTTACAAAGATGGTAATACTAACTCTTGGTACGTTGCAGAGATGGCAGAGAAAAGAGCTATGAGTAGAGCAGTTCTAAAACTCACAGGATTCTACGAATTAGGAGTCTTTGGAGAAGACGAATCAGAATCATTTAAAAAACCTACACAAATAAAAACCCTTTAATATAAATAAATATGAGTGCATTAATTAATTTTAGTTTAAATGTAGCAAAGCTACCAAAAGAGAAGTTTATTGCTGGTAAAGATGGAAACGTCTATGTAAACCTTACAATGTCAGTAAACGATGAAACAAGATACGGAAACAATACAGCTATCTATGTTAGTCAAACACAAGAAGAACGTGAGGCTAAGAAACAAAAGACTTACTTAGCAAATGGCAAAGTAGTTTGGAATAATGGAAGCATTGTAAATGCTGAAAAGCAAGAACAACCAGTGCCAGTTACTCAAGAAGCTGAGGCAGATGGACTGCCATTTTAATTTTTTCTTATAACTAAGGGGGCTTAATTGCCCCTTTTTTTATACCTTTAAGCGAAACAAAAACAAAAACAATATAATGACAGAAGAACAAACGACAGATAATATGTTAATGGAGTTGATAGCTGAGGAGTGTACAATAGACACTTCAGAGGTTATTGATTATCCTCCTAGTGCCTTGAGCTTTGGGTATTCAACAATTCAAACAAAAGGAGGAGAGTTAAAATATCCAATTTCTCTAGGGAGTTATGGTAATCTTTCAGTAGTTACAGCTCCACCTAAAAGTAAGAAAAGTTTTTATTGTTCCTTACTAGCTAGTGTTTATTTAAGTGGTGCTAATAACTTTGGAGGCAAACTTAGAGGTCATAGAGATGGTCGCTGCTTAATTCATATAGATACAGAACAAGGGCATTGGCACGCATCTAGGAGCTTTAAGCGTATTGAAGATATGAGTATAACTAAGGATGTAGGTTGTTATAAGACTTTTGCCTTAAGAACAGTAGGTTATAAAGAACGATTACAATTTATAGAATATATACTAGAAAAAAATAAAGGTAAAAATGGTCTAGTTATTCTAGATGGTGTGGCGGATATCGTTGCAGATGTTAATGATTTAATTTCTTGTAATGCTGCTGTATCTAAACTTATGCAACTATCAACCAAATTTGACTGTCATATTTTATGTGTAATACACCAGAATTTTGGAAGTTCTAAAATGACTGGTCATTTAGGTTCATTCCTTGAGAAAAAAGCAGAACTTGTTACTAGTCTAGAATTAAACACAACAAACAAAGACCTTGTAACAGTTAAGTGTATGCGAAGCAGAGGGTATCCATTTGAAACATTTAGCTTTACAATAAACGAATTTGGATTACCTTGTATTTGGGCAGACATATATGACCCATTAGAATACTATGTACCAAGAACCTTAACTAAATCAACCCTATGATAACAGTTAATAGTTTAAGTGGAGGTAAGACGTCAAGTTATATAGCAGCAAATTACCCAGCTGATTATAATGTATTTTCATTAGTAAGAACAGACGATAAAAAATGTTTGTTTCCAGACGCTAAAATAAGACAACAAGTAAGCGATAGACTAGGAACTGAGTTTATTGGCACATTAGAAGATGACATTATTATCTACACTATGTTAGATTTAGAGCAGTTTATAGGTTCTAAGATTGACTGGGTTACTGGTAAGACTTTTGATGATGTTTTAAAGACTGCTGGTACTTTACCAGACCCATTAAGGAGGTATTGCACAACACAAATGAAAATGCAACCAATGTTTGATTGGTGGCGTAAGGAACTTAATAAACCTTGTGAGTTTAGGCTTGGTTTTAGAGCAAATGAGACAAGTAGAGCTAAACGCACTACAAGCAAAGTGAACGATAATGGTTTTTTAGAAATGAAAGCAATAGTAGGAAAGCGTAAGACACAAAATAAATGGGGTTTAATAGAATGGCAAAAACCTGTTTATCCATTAATTAAAGATAATATTTATAAAGACCAAATAGAAATATTCTGGAAAGATAAAGATGTTAGGTTTGCTTGGATGAATAATTGTGTAGGTTGTTTCCATAAAAACCCATTACTTATAAGAAAGATGTGGGATAAACACCCAAATAAAATACAATGGTTCGCAGAAAAAGAAAGAATTAAACACCAAAAAGATGTTTGGTATAAAGATAAAAACTTGTCTTTTAATGATATTAAAAACTGGAAAACACAAACAGAATTATTTGACGATGACTTTAATGAATGCGACAGCGGTTACTGTGGCTTATAAAATAAAAATATGAAATCCTTAGTAGAACTCGCTTACGATAAGAAAAAAATCTTTATTAATATAGTAAAGAGCTTTGGGTGTAATTCGAGTTATGCTGAGGACATAGTACAAGAATTATTTATACAAATACATTTAGATGTAGAGAAAGGATTAGACCTTTGGTATAATGATGACATAAACACTTACTACTGTTATAAAGTTCTTAGGGGAATATATTTAAACACACACAAGAAAGAGGCTAAGTTTCTTAAGACTTACATAGAGGATATTAACGGAGAGATAAAAGAAGTAGAAGACTTAGGTATAGACGAGGTAGAATATGCTAAACAAAAAGATAACATAGATGAAATACTAAAAGAGATGTATTGGTACGACTCTAAGGTGTTTAGTTTAGTCGCTTCTGGTAAAAGTGTAGCATCATTAAGTAGAGATACTAAGATAAGTTATTACAGTCTTTACAATACTTACAGGACAGCACTTAAAAACATTAAAGATAAATTATGATGCAAACTTTTAAAAGAGATTTACAAAGAGGTAAGCATCACGAGAACATTGTATTAGATATTATTAAATATAAATATAGTAAAGCTTATATAAAAGATGGCTATTGTAAAGAGTATGATATTTACGTTCCAGAGATGAATTTTGGTGTAGAAGTTAAGTCTGATGAAAAAAGCAAGTACACTAATAATATTGTTATAGAAATTGAATTTAATTCTAAGCCATCAGCTCTAAGCACAACAAAGGCTAAGTATTGGGTTATATATGATGGATATAATTATAATTGGTTTTTAACAGAAAGAATAAAAGACTGTATAAAAGACAACAAATTAAATTACGTTCAATTCATAGGTAAGGGAGATACTAAAAGTAAAAAAGCATATTTAATAAAAAAAGATGTTTTATATAAATACAAAGAGTTATGAGATTAGGAGATTTAGTTTATTATATTACTTACTACACAGGTATAAGGTATATATGGAAAAAGATAAATCCAGACTGTGGATGTGATAAACGTAGAGATGAGTGGAACGATATAGATTTAGACTTATGGAAATAGAACACAGAGAACAATGGAAGCAGTTTAAAGCTGAGGTTAAAGGAAAACTAACAAGAGAACAATATAAGCTCTTGTGTCATCTTCATTCAGTCTACTATAAACATAAGTACACAGAGCCTTGTAGCTGCAACCCAAAAAGATTAGTTCAATGGATTAATGAAATAGATAAGATTTATGACAAAAATTAAAGACATACATAGGTGGGAGCAGTCAGTAGTAACACTACTAAACTTAGATGGTTGGACATTAAATCATACTGGAGAAGGTAGTGTAAGCTGGGATGCTGAGGGTACAACTCCAAAATCTCAAGACTGTGTTATAGAGATGAAGTTTAGGAATAAATACTATGAGACCAAGATAATAGAAAAGGCTAAGTTTGATAAACTAATAGCAACAGGAAAGGTAGCTCTGTATTTTGTAAACGACCCTAAAGGAAACTATCTATTTTGGCTAAACAACTTAAAAGACTTAGAGGTAAAGAAAATGTACTGTCCAGACACAACGCTTTGGGGAAGCAAGAAAGTTTCTAAGCCTTGTTATTTACTTAAAGAAAGTGATGCAGCTATTGTGAATATCAATGAAGAAGACACAGAGCTGGGAATATGGGATAGCTATTTTAAGATGGAAGACTAAAAAAAATAAAAAAAAGTGTTTATAATTTGTTTATAACGTTTATTATGTTGTATATTGCAATATATTAATAAAACAAAAACAATATTATGACAACTTTAAAAAACAGTACAATTTCAGAAATTATATCAAAAACATCGTTTAAGCCATACAGTTTAGCAGCAGATTTATTAATAACAGGAATGAATTGTGGCTTTAGTTTTATCTTGTCTTACAAGATGGCAAAACAATTAAGTAAATAAAAACAATAGGGGTGTAAAAACCCCTTTAATATTATGACACAATTAGACGATTTAAACCAAGAGTTAAAAGACATCGAAAGAACACTAAGAACAGAAGTTCCTAAATATGTGAAACAAAAACTACTTAAGAGAAAAGAAATAATTAGAAGTATAATTTATAACATTTACTAAAACCAAACAAAATGAAAAAGACAAAGACAGGATTACACATTGATGTAAAAGACAAAAGAATTAAAGTTTACACAGAGAAAGAACTTCAAAAGATTAGAGAGAAGGAAATGATGAGAGATGATATAGTTATAGTATTCACTCTTTCTGGATTACTTATCTGCATAGGTATTTTAATAGGTATTTCTTTATAATGACCTTACTACAAAGACAGTCTTATGTATTATGGTTTAACTTTATATCAGATAGAGTTATTAAGTGGTCTGATGCAAAACCAAAAAACAAAGACCTTAAGCATTTTATACAAGGTGTTAGTGAGATAGGACAATATGTTAACCAGCTAAATATAGAAAACAAAGTACTTGAACAAAGAGTAAGTGCTGTAAGAGATAGTAAGAACCAAACTATCTTAGAACTTAACAAACAAATAGAAGACTTAGAAAACAAATTAAAACAATATAATATATGAGTTACTTAGATTCCTATATAGATGAGCCAGACGAGTTAACGGAATGTAGAACTTGTGGAACTGAAACTAATGGAGATACTTACTGCTCTAAAAATTGCTACAATTATGACACAGAATAAAATACAACTATTAGATGGAAAGCATTACGATAGAGCAGAACTGCTTAAGCGTATGGATGATGACTCCTTTTACTATGGAGAACTAAATAAGTTAGCTCTTAGTAGTAGTAGTCTTAAACAGCTTCTATCAAGCCCAAAGACTTATAACTTTAGTTTAAAGTATGGTACTGCTGAAAGTCAACCCTTAAGAGATGGGTGGCTTTTTCATACCGCCATATTAGAACCAGAGGTATTTGCAGCACAAACCTTTATAGATGTTCAATCTAAGAACACAAAGAAGTTTAGAGAAGCTAAAGCAGAAAACCCAAGAGTATTTACCATTAAGGAGCGTGACAACGCTGACAGGCTTGTAGATGCGTTCTATCGTAACGAACACGCTAAAGAGCTAATAACTAAAGCAGAGTTTGAGATACCAGCAATAGATAACGTCTTAGGTATGCCATTTAGAGGCAAGGCAGATGTATTAGCAACTAATAGAATAGTAGACCTCAAGACAACCACAAACATAAAGGACTTTGCTTGGAGTGCTAAGAAGTATGGCTATGATGTTCAATGTTACTTATACTGTAACTTATTTAATAAAACATTTAAAGAGTTCTTCTTTTTAGCTTTAGACAAGGGATCACTTGATATTGGTATCTTTAACTGCTCAGAAGAATTTTACTATCAAGGAGAAGAAAAGGTAGAGAAAGCTATTGACTTATACAATAAGTTCTTTATAGAGGGGAACGATTTAGATAACTATTGCTTAACAGGGGAATTATGAAGATATTAAACTTATACGCTGGAATAGGAGGAAATAGAAACCTTTGGGGTGACGAACACGAAGTAACAGCAGTTGAGATAAATAGCGATATTGCAAGTGAGTACAAATACAGAAACCCAAAAGACGAAGTGATAAAAACAGATAGTCATCAATTTTTATTACATAATTACCAAGACTTTGACTTTATATGGAGCTCTCCACCTTGTCCAAGCCATTCAAGGCTTTGCTACTCGCAAAAAGAAAAGAAGTATGCAGAGATGAGTTTGTACCAACAAATAATACTACTAAAAAGCTGGAGCAAAGGATTGTGGGCTATTGAAAATGTTATACCTTATTACGACTACTTAATAGAACCCAATTCAATGATAGGCAGACACCCTTATTGGAGTAACTTTAAAATAGACCCTTTAAAAGTTAAAAATATTGACGTATCAAGAAGCACAAAACAAGAGTTGAGTGATTATTTAGGAATGCCAATACCGAGAATAAACGGAGCTCTATTGCTTAGAAATAGTGTAGAGCCTAAAGTAGGCAAGCATATTTTAGATTGTGCTTTAAGAAAATACAAGGAAGAAAACGTAAAACAAACGGAATTATTTAAATGAAAGCTAAGAAACACACACAGATACAACGAATACTAAGACTTGAGAACATAGTAGCTCAACTCTATGTAAAGGTAGAGGCACTAAAACTAATAGTAGACAAAGAAAATGAAAACAAAGAAACCAATCTGCAGGAAGATAAAAGGTAATTGGGTTAATATTACTGAATTAGGCAAAAAGAAAGATACCATAAGGTTTATACCTTGTGATGAAGAAAAGCAAACAAACTATTATAGTAGAACTAATATAAGGTCTAAGATAGCACCAACTAAAGGAAATCCACCACCTAAAAAAAGAAAAATTAACGGAAGCAAAAGATAAAACAAAATGAGTAATTTTAACAGAAATGAAGTAAAGGCATATAATTTAGGTTATAGAGTAAATGAAAATGGAGAATTAATAGGTTTAAATGGTAAATCCGTAGGGTCTTTGTGTAACGGATATTATAGGATAAAAGTTAGAGTTAAAAAAAATTCAGACAGTAAAATTAAAGATCATTATATAAATTGTTTAGTTCATAGGCTTCAAGCATATCAAAAGTATGGAGAAGATATTTATAAAAAAGGTATTGTGTGTAGGCATCTAAATGGAAATCC